GTAACGACGTGTATTCTCTAAGCATACGCCCATAGAAGCACGACGGTTACCTTGTAGGCCTTCAAGCAGAGCGTCTTTGGTCTCTGACCATCTTTCATTTAAAAGTTGTGACATTTCCTATTGTCTCCTTGAATTTATTTTAGACCCGCCAACTTACGGATGTCTAAGATGTTGTCTAAGCCTACCTCGGGCTTCATTTCGCGATCGCCTGTTACAACAGAACTTTCAGTTAAAGTAGTTTTTTTGGCTACTTTCTTAGTGTCGCCTTCCATTACTGCGGGTAGGTATTTGTCATAAGCTATTGAAAGTTTTGGAGTCTGAACCGACTCTAAAAGTTCTTTCATTAGCTCTTTCTTATCAGCATTTAGAGGTGCTAATAATTCAGCCATGATTTGCTTGCGCTCCATTAGGTCTTTAGTAACACGGATTTCTCTTTGTACCGATTCAACTAATGTTGCTTTTTCTTCAGCAATGTGTTTGGCTTCTGCAAGCTCTTGATCTTTTTTCTGAATTATCTTTAACAGTTTATGTGTTTCAGATTTTTCATTTAGATAAGAACCGGCAAACTCTTGTGCAAATGCTTCATAAATTCTACGTCCGAAATCATTGTTACGGCTGTTGTCAATATCTTCTTTCAATTGTTTGATTTCAGATGTTAACTTTTGTGTAACAACATTTTCTACTACCTTAGCACTTCTCTTTATGAAACTTTGCTTGATTGTTTCGAATTTGTCTTTAGCTTCACGGACTAGTTTAACCTTAGTATCAACTAAGTCTTGTTTGTCTTTAGCAAATTCATTTATTTCTTTACTTAGAGCGTGGATAACAAATTGCTCTAATTTACCAAAGTTTTCTGCGACCTTTTGACGATCGCCTTGGAACTCTACTAACTCTTTGCCTAATTGTTTGATTACAAATCCTTCTAATTTTTTAGCATCTTCACTAATACGTTGTTGGTATTGTGCTTTTGCTTCAGCTAGAGCTTTTTTGTCTTCGTGCAATTCGGCCATTTCTGCGGCCAATCTTTCGCTTAACATCTTGTCGATTGCCTCAACCATGACAGTTTTGTCATGATTATACTTCTGTGCAAACTCTTCACGAAGTTCAGCGGTAACTTGGTCGCGATTCTCTTGAATTTTACTAGCAAGAGCACTTTGTAATTCGGTTCCTAAATCCTCCGAAATTGCACCACTCTCGACTAGTTTTTTGAATGCGTCCAACATTTACTTTTCTCCTCGGGCTTATTTTAGACCTTTGATGATCTGAAGGAGAGATTCCTTCAAATATTTCTGGGCCTTTGGATCTTCTTTTACTTCAGTAGCAACTCTTAGAGCACGAGTTCCTCCTCTAGTGTTCATGAGATGTTCATAAACAGGAGTAGGATATGCTCCAGGAGCACTAGGTTGTGCAACTATATCCACAGTAATAATTTCAAACTCGGATACTCGGCCGCTCAAGTCATCAACGTTACCGCTGCCTCTTGAACTTACACCAAGTTTTACACCGCTTTCGAGCATAGTGCGAATAAGGTTGCCCATCGGGGTAGGAAGAATTTTCATCTTCCCATAACCATTAGGACCTTCCATCCACATTTGAGTTATCATATGTGAGACTCGGTCCAAATTAACTTTTAAATCATCAGGATGATCTACTTCACCTAAAACTGAATACCCATTTTGAAGTTGATCGTTTAGTGTTTTGACTGCACGTTCAATTTCGTCAACTGGATATACACGACCATTGGCATTACGAATACCACCTTGAATGGCAATACCTTTTAAGTAAAGACTTTTGCCATCCTTGTCATCTGATTCTAAAACAATACCAGATTGGTCAAAACTTAAATGTTCTCTTAAGTAACTTAGTTTCATCCTGGTTCTCTAATTATTTGCTATAAGGCTTTAAGAATTGTTTTACAGCAGGTGTGCTTGTTTGACCAGCTTTATCACCTGTTCCAGAACCTACTGGACCTGGACCGGAACCTTTCTTCTCTGCACCGTGGCCACCTTTAACACTGGTTAATGTCTTAACGCCAGATTGTTTTCTGTCTACGTTATGCATACCAGCAGCCATCTTTTCACCGGAGTGAGGTGCTAAACCTTTAGAAACTTTTCCTGGGCTTGTGCCTGTATTGCTTTGACCTTCAGTAGCGCCTTGATTTAAATTCTTGGCATTTACTCCTCCTGGGCCTGGCTTGTTAGAACCGCTAGCAATTGGGCTTTTTCCTTCGTTAGGAGCACCTTCAGTATCACCAGAACCAGCACCAACGTGTTGTTTCTGTGTCTTCATTGTGTTACCTTTTTCCCAATTCATTCCAACATTTTCAGTATACTCACGTGTCATGCGCTTTTTACTTTCCATTGCAGGAACGCCCATCTTTAGTTCTGTATCGTCATCGCCACTCATTTTGTCACCAAATTCGTCCGAAGCTGGCATACCGTCACCACCTTCTTCGCCGCCCATTTGGCCAAGTAGCATTTCTAATTGATCGATAACGTCAGCAAGTTCGTCTTTTACATCTGCAGGACCTGCTTCATCGTCCATTCCCATTTCTGGTCCCATGTCACTTACTTCGTCACCTAAGTCACCAGTTTCTTCTTCGCCGGATGCTTCAGGATCATCACCTTCTACACCAAATGCAGATTCAAATTCTTCTTCTTCACCGAATCCTGCCATATGAGGAGATTCTTGGTCCTCGGGAGGAGGCGGAACATCACCTTCTTCAAGCTCGTCATCAGCTTCTTCAAGCTCGTCATCAGCTTCTTCAAGCTCGTCATCAGCTTCCATAGCTGGTTGATCTTCTTCTGCTTCTTCTGCTTCTTGAGCAATTAAATTTTCATAAATATTTCTGGATTTTTCGACAACAATCTCATGGAATAGCTCGTTGGCTTTGTCCATTTCTTCATTGACAATAAGATCCAAAAGTTGTTCAAACTTTGTAGACATTGCAAATTTCTCCTTAATTAGTTGCGGCAAGGCTTTGTGATTATATTTAAAGGTATTTTTTAAAATATAAAGAAAATAGGCCAAAAACAGTCAGTTTTTGACCTAAAAATTAAATTTTTGCTAATTTTTATGCTGGAGCAGCTTCGGGTGGGGGTGCTGCATACATTTTTCTTACTAAACCTAATTCTTCTTTGACTTCTTTTTCTCGAGCTTCTCCTGCTTTTCTTAAATCGTTTAACATCCGTAATGTTAATCTTGTCTTTCTTAAATCATCACGCTTTAACACACTGGTGTCTTTTTCGGAATCATAACGAAGATCATCAACCATGTCTGATCGATTTTTTTCGAAATATATAAACTCTCTTAAAATCATACAAATATTTATGCTGGAGGAGCAGCTTCAGGACCAGCTGGAGGAGCTGCCGCGGCACCGGCCTCACCACTTAAATCTGGAGGTGGTGTAGTTGCTCCACCGATTGCGCTCATGTCAGAACTCATACCATTAGCTGTTACACCAACATTTCGTAATTCAGCACTTGCTGATAATATTGTGCCTTCGTCAATGTTTTCTTCTTTCCAAAGTTTTTCATTTTCCGCTACTTCTTCAGCAGTTAAACCTAAGAAACGTTTCATAGCAAATCTCTTACTTAAGAACGGGACTTGAACCAGTGCGCTAAATGTATTCACCCTGGCTGTGTCCATTTCACTTTGACGATATGCAGCAAAATTTTGCGGAGGATTAAACTTAATATCAAAGATATTCCAATCTATACTAATACCTTTATTATGTAGATAAGCCTTAAACTCTAAGTCAAATACATCATTTAAAATAGATTGCAGTCTTTCACAATACTTGTTAAATCTTAATTCTTGAATGTATGCTGTTCCGACTCGACCATCATTGAAGTTGCTTCCTCCGTCGTCAGGTCCAGTAGGGAGGTAACTGCTAGGAATCCGTAAAGCCCTAAACAACTTATTAGTAAAATACTTAAGATCATCTATTTCTCCCAAATTAGTTCCGCCCGGTAATACTTCAACTTTACTGCCTCTTCCTTCTGCGGTTTGAGGGAAGAAATAATCTTCATTGATGCTTAATGGATTATATCCAGCATCGATCACAGTTTGACTTCCGCCTGTTACACTGGGAATTCTTCTTTGATTAACTTCGTTCTTAACACGCTCAACAAATCCCATGGCCAAGTGACTGGGCATGTTACCTACATCGATATAAAATACACGACGTTCCGGAGCACGTTGAATACGATAAATGATAATAGCATCTTCAAGCAGTTCTTTTTGTTTATAAACTTTGAATATGCTTTCTAATAAACTTCTACCAAATGGATAATTGTTATCCATTCCTTCACTCATCGATAGATGAATAACATGTTTAGCATCAATACAATATTGATTTTCATTTTGCTGAAATCTTGATCCACTAATGTTACTGGGATAGGAACCTGTCATTCCTCTGCTTAGTCCAACTCCTGCATTATTTCCCGCATAGCTACTGGCATATTGACTACCTCCACCTGTAACATTACTTGGATTAATTGCAGTTGTTGCTAATGTTTCTAAATTTGGATTCCAGTCTCTAATAACATATTGCTCTGGTTTTTTACCTTCTGATTCATTAACAATAATTCTATCAACTTTAGCAGGATCCACAAATAACCAAGCTTGTGTTTCTGGATCTCTAACAAAGAACATGTCTCCGTATTTGAAAGAATTACGGACAATTTTAAACATTCTTGTATGAAATTTGTTTAATTTAGTCCACTGCTGTAAGAACTTTTTAATAATTTTTATTTCAGTTCCGGTAGCTTGTTCTTTAAAAAATACTTGGAAAGGTGTTCCATTTTCATCATTGGGCTGGGTGCAAAATTCAGCCAAAATGTCCAGTGCAGCATTAACTTCACTGTCGGCGTCCATAGTATCGTATTGTCCATAGCGCTCTAAACGATTTGGATGGCCGCTATACACATCGGGAAGATAGCTCGAATAATTTCTATGAGCAGGATTTGTATCCGATGTTGCTAACCCAGTTGATCCATTAATGGGGCTCATTGCTCCTGAAGTATCAACCAAAGTAAAATATTTACGCCATGACATTATGTTGTTCCTCTGTTCACATTAAAATTTAAACATATCTCCATTTAAACCACGAACAGCATCAACATTCTTACGGCTATATTCTGCAGTTTCTTTTAGATATTTCAACATTTCAAGTGACTGTTTATTTAATGTTTGTAGCTCTGTTACAAGATTTTCCATAGCTTTACCTGATAATGTAGAAGGTTTTACAGTTTTATCTACAGCAGTAATTGCAGTCACTGGTGTTACTTCGGGCGGTTTTAAAGTGCTTTTTACTTCAGATGTTTTTGGTATTGTTGGTTGAGGTTGTCCTGATGTTTTAGAAAATATATCAGAAAAACTTGACATTGCAGATGGAGTGATCGGTGGCAGTTGTTCTTTTGTTTTAGATAGCATTGCTGATAAATTTTCTCCAACTTTTGAAAATATTCCACCAGAACCAGGTGCTGCTGCTTTAATTTGATTTAAAGAATTTACAATTTCTTTTGTTCTTGATAAATCTGTATTCAATAATATTACTAATTGTGAATTGAAATTTTTAATGCCGTTACCTGCTTTTTCTAAACCTGGCCCCATATCGGCAAATTGTTTAATTTTTTCAACTGGGCTCTTAATGCCAAGAAAACTTCCAAATTTTTCAACTAACCCGCCTAATAAATTTCCCACAGCAGCAATACCACTTGATGCGCCGAATGCTGCTAATCCTAATCCAAGAGCGCCGATACCTTTTCCTGCACTAATTAATTTTTCGCCGTCAAGTTGTTCAAATGATTTCATTCCTTCGGATAATGTAGGTAGTGCTTTACCTAACAACCATGTTGCTCCCGCAATACCTGCACCGATCGCAGCTATTGCAATGCCGAATCCTACAGAACCTAACATTACCATTGGATTAGCAAATGCTTTTAATCCTCCAGCTATGCCTGTAAATATAGCCTTGATAGCTCCGCCGAAACCGGTTCCAAGGCTTTTTATAGTCGGACCAATCTGCTGTATTACATTACCTAAACTGCCAAGAGATCCAGCCGCACCAGCCGCACCTCCACCGCCTCCAGGAATAGGGGGTAGTGTCGGGGGTCTTCCTCCTCCAGGGCCACCTCCTCCAAATAATCCTCCTACAGTTTCTCTAACCGATCCGACTGCTAATTTAACTTTGTGTGCTGCGTATAGAGCTGTTACCGCAGCAAGAACTACTCCCAATGTTTCAAATAGATAAGGTATTTTTAATAGGGCAGTAAATAAACCGGTTACTGTAGTAATTAAAGGATTAATAACTGACCAAAGACTTTTAACTATTGGTAAAAGTTTTTCAAGTATTTCTTGTCCTAATTTTTGAACTGCTTGTTGTGTTTCTACTGCTTGTTTAGCTTCTGACTCTTGTTGGTTTTTTTGTTCTTCGGCTGTTTTGGCAAATTTTTCATTAAATTCTTCTTGTGTAGTAATGCCTTTTGCCCTCATTTTATTTTCAGCACCAATTAATCCATTAACTACTTTAGCTTGTTCTCCTTCTTGTAATACTAATGCATCACCTGTTTGTCCTAAATTTTTTGCCGCTTCACTTGCACCAATCATTGCTTTACCAAATTTATCACTAACATCTTTTTGTGTCGTTCCTGCAGTCATTGCAGTTTTGGTCATCTCATTAATTCCCTCTGCTGCTTTTGGAGCTATACCACTTAATAATTGTGCAGATTTTACTACAGGCGGAAGTCCTAATGCTGTTGACATCACTAACTCAGTAGCTCCCGAAATTCCACTTGCTGCTGCTTTATCGTATGCTGCTTTTAATTTTGCTCTTTCTGCTTCGTCAAGCGATGCCATTTTTCTTTGAAACGCTTCATTTAATGCGGCTTTTTTTTGTTCTTCTTCAATTTGTTTTTTACTTACACCAGTAAACTTAGTTAATGCATCTAACTCCATTAGATATTCACCAGTTGATTTTCTTAATGCTTCTGTATTTTCTAATTCTTTTTTAGTTCTGCCGCCAGTTGATGCAATGTATTTTATTGTTTCATCATTTATTTCTTTGGTCGTAAGTCCAAGTGCTCGTAATTCTCTACCAAGTTCGCTCTTGTTAATTTCGTTGCTAATATTTCTAAAAGATTTTATACCGTCATTTACAGTAATACCCATTCTTGCAAAATTTTGTCCGTTTTCAGATATTACTGATGCAAAATCTTCAAGAGTCATGAAAGTATCAGCAGCAGCTTGACGCATATCTGTTAAACTACCTCCAAAATTTGCACCGACTCTTGTTAATTGTTGATAAGTCTTTAACAGTTCTTCTTGATATCCAATTAACTTAGACATGCCTGTAAAGACAAGTCCAATTACACCGGGTAATTTTCCTAACTGACCTAATGTTCCACTAATGTTTCCGGAACCACTGACTATTTCTTCTAAGGAAGCAGATACGTTTTTAAATCCAGTTGCTACAGTATCTGCAACATTACTGACTGCACCGAATGCTGCACCTAACTTAGAACCAGTTACTTGCAGTCTCGAGTTTTCTTGATTTACACGTTCAACTGTATCAGGATCAATACCACTGGATTTGGCCATTCCCTTGATTTGATCAAGAGTTTGTTTATTAGCTGCTAACGTTGCTTGTAATAATAATTTTAATGTCGCTTCAGTCGCGGCATTATTCAACTCTACATATTCATTACCAATTGATCCGGTTACATCAGCCATTGTTTTTTAGCAATTATCTGCGTAGATAAATATAGCATCCTAAGTTTAATAACTTATTTATCGGAGATAAAAACATGAATCCATCTGGAAATTCTCAGTCTGTAAATCCTCTATCATTTTTTATGAGGCAACCCAAAATTTATATTCGTCTGCCCAGTGAAGGCCAGTATTGGCCCGAAGGAAGTTTGAATATTTCAGAAAATGGTGAGTATCCAGTTTATTCTATGACTGCCAAAGATGAGCTCATGCTCAAAGTTCCAGATGCTGTATTAAGTGGTCAAGCAGTAGTAGATGTTGTCCAAAATTGCATCCCAAATATTAAAAATGCTTGGAAAATTCCCAGTATAGATTTGGATGTAATCTTAATTGCTATCAGAATAGCAACCTATGGCGAAAAGATGAACATGCCTCTAAATTTAAGTAACGATATAGAAGTTGAATATTCTGTAGACTTAAGAATGGTCATGGACAGTTTAATGAGCACAATTACTTGGGATCCGGTTGTATCAATTAATAATGATCTAACTATATATGTTCGTCCAATCAATTATAGACAATTAAGCGAAACAGCAGTTAAAACTTTCGAAACACAAAAAATTATTCAACTGGCCAATAATGAAAACATGCCCGAAGAAGAAAAATTAAAAGCATTTAAAGAAAGTTTTAAAAAGTTGTCCGAAGTTACTATAGGCATAGTAGAATACAGTATCTTTAAAATTGATAGTTCTAATGGCAGCACCGAAGATCCAAAGTTTATCAAAGAATTTATTGAAAATGTTGATAAAGAAATCTTTAATAAAATTCAAAATCATTTAGACAAACTTAGAGATATTAATGCTATTAAACCACTGAGTGTGCCAGTCACTGAAGATATGAAAGCCAAGGGCTATGACAAAGATACTGTTGAAGTTCCGCTAGTATTCGATCCTTCAACTTTTTTCGTATGAGGCTTTTGTATCTCGATACAGACGGAATAAATGAACTAGTCAACGAATACGAAAAAGATACAAAAGCCTTAAAAGAAGAATTATTTAAAATTTGTTGGTATATGCGAGGTAGCGTTTCTGCCAATGAGTCTTATAATTTAACTTTTGAAGACAGAAAAATTATCGGAAAAATTATCGAAGATAATTTAAACACTACTAAAGAAAGCGGATTGCCTTTCTTTTAAAGATCAATACCTAAAAATTTACTATGGTATACTGACTCTTGAACTGTTCCAGTTGCAGCGGGAGCTGCTGGTTTTCTTTTTCTTCCACCTGGTTGAACTTGTAAAGTAGGAGTTGCTGCTGGCGCAGGAGTTGCTGCTGGTGCTGCACCCCCACCTTTCTTAGCAATAGTATTATCTACTGTCTTTTTAACACTTTGTAAATCGCGTGTTCTTAATGTTGGAATTGTTTTATTAATTTGACTAACTGTTACAGATGCTGCCGGAGCACTTCCACTTGGAGCAGGACTTGCTGCTGGTGCAGGAGCACTTCCACTTGGTGCTGCTGGTGCAGGAGCACTTCCACTTGGTGCTGCTGGTGCAGGAGCACTTCCACTTGGTGCTGCTGGTGCAGGAGCACTTCCACTTGGTGCTGCTGGTGCCGGAGCACTTCCACTTGGTGCTGCTGG